ATCGCATCAGCGCATTGCAGTTAGCATAGCTAACATGTTCAATAACTCAACTCAGTCCCCGGCACGATTCCGTGCCGGGGACATTTAGCAAACTAACTGTTATGATATATTCAAAAAGACAGATAAAACTGGCAGAAGCCATCATTGAAAAACTGATGAACAATGAAACTTCTATGCCTAAAGACGCTATTATGGGATTTGCGGATAATATGGCAAATGACTGGACACTTGAAAACGATGTTCTCTATATGCTCGAAGAAGATGAACTCATCACATGTACAGGAAACATCGGATGGCGAATGCAGCTTACCAACAAAGGATGCAAAGCCGCAAAAATGGGTTTATCGCAATACCTAAAGCATCAAGACTTAATGGACAGACTCAATGAGTACAAGCTATACATCAACCTAGTTTGTACCTTCATTACCATCGTGTCCATGATTATAACAATAGCCCTTACAGTTGTTAACGCAGTAAAACCGTAACCATACATGCCACGGAAACAATGGCACATATTATGTTGACCAGCATCAGGGCTATATTCAAAGCGAGATCTTTTTCTTCCATACCTTATATATTATTCTATTAAAAATGAAAAACGATGCAAATATAAGGAATTTTATTGAGATTTCGGGGAATATGCACGGAAAATCGAGGAAAATGCGGGGAAAATCGGGGAATTTCCGAGGAATCCATTCCTCGAAGTGGCAGAACTGAAGGGAGATCCTGCGGTCGTTTCCGGCGCTTTCGGTCGTTTTCGCTGTCATTTCCGGTCATTCCTGGATATGATTCAGATTCTTTCCGTTTTCTTTCCGTTTTCATTCCTTTTCATTCCTCATTTTCAAATTATATTATTACTTTTGCACCGGATTTTATTCAATTAATTGCAGTTATGAAGAAAATTATTCTAATTTTAGCCATCATTTTTATGGCTATTGGCGCTAAAGCGCAGAGCACCATCCAGTCTGAGGATGGTAAGTATCCGGTTTATTGCGACCTCAAGGCATATAACTTCTGGGGTGTCGGCAAAGTGAAGGTCATGCTTGATATGGGAGCTGTCTCCAATGGTGGAGGTTCCTTCGAGAGCTTATATGATGAGGATGGCAAACAGATCAAGTTCAATACCGTCATGGCAGCCGTGAATTATATGGCTAAGAAAGGTTGGATACTTGACAAGACATATTATGTAACAGAGGGTGCCGGCAGGGCTGTTCTCCATTATGTCCTAGTGAAGAGAGTGAAGAATGATAATGAGATTCGAGAGGGTCTGATTACCAAAGATGAGCAATAATATGTTATTAAGCATGTTTTGAATAGAAAAATGAGCGAGGAATGAAAATTTCTCGCTTTTTTTTTTGGCGGTTCCAAATTTTCTTCGTACTTTTGCCAACGCTTATAAGATAGTAGTAATCTACTCAGCGATGGCGACTGTTTCGCCTAGGCTTCACGCCGTGGGCTTTTTTTATGCCTATAAAGTATCATTTTCCCGGCAGCGGGAAAAAGGTCTTTTCAATATGGCGGTTGCATGATCCGTAAGATACTTGCCCTTCGCTGGGAAAGCTACCATCTTATAAGCAGCGGTGAATGTGACCGCCACCATTGTATTTATACATCAAGGTCGGTCTATAATGCTTATAAGATGGCAATTATGCAGAATTCTATTTTAATTAGTGATGCGCAGGTGAGACCTGCAGGCATCAACGTCAACGAGGGCATCCATACCCTCAAGTGTGCAATCAAGCGTGAGGCTAAGCGCCTCATGGCTACCAAGAGCGAGACCTTCAGCTGTCTCTGCGATGAGAGCGTGACCTACGGAGAGGTTGTGCTCACCATGGTTGGTTTCGCAGCTGTAATGGCGATGGTCATGATTGGTGGATTCATTTTCGGAGGGGAGGTAGCATGATGAAGAAAAGTAGAAACCGCAGAAGACGCACAGCAAAGCTGACTAGAAAGGACATCAGCAGGTGCGAGTTCTTCGCTATTGAAGGCAGGCAGATGAACGCCCATAAAGTGGAAATCAAATTTTGGAGAGACAACAACGTTGTCGCATCAGTTATTTTCATCGAGGATGCTCCAAACAAGCAGACTATTATCCGATGGTATGATCATCGCTACTTTGCTCTTCGATATGGAGCTAAAGAGGCTGAGCCACTCAATATGACTTTGGCCAAGTTGAAAACCATAAACAAAGATTAGACATGAACGAAAATAATTCAACCAACCTGCACATGACAGCAGACGTCTGGAATGCGCTAGTAGATATGATGAACGTTGACCAGCTGGACAACTTCATCGAGACTCTTGAGTTTGCTCAAGACAAGTTTATCTCAAACGAGGTAATAACCAATGCCGTGGATGATTTTGGCGGTGCCGGACAGGTTCTCCTGATGCTCAATGCATTCAAGCGCATGGAGAACCTCTTCAAGACCATCAACCAGGCTCTGAAGGCGAAAGGAGGTGTGGCATAATGGGAGAACGCAAACGTATCGTGGGATTCTCGCCTAATGGCAACTCCCCGGAGCCAGCCGTAGAGGAGAAGGAGACCAAGGAGAACTATACCCGCATGGCTCTGGACCAGTATCTGATAGACTACCAGCCGTATGATCCGGAAGACAACAACGAGGTTGACTTCAAGACCTCGAAGGAGATACAGAACGACATCAAGGATATGGTTATAGCTCCCGTCTCCACCATCACCGAATATATGGTGGAGCGAGGTTTCAAGATGGTTAAGATAGAAGGCGGAACGCTCGCCTGGCATCTGCAGTACGACCATCCCTTCTAGAAGAAATCAAGCTTTTGCTTTTCATTTTAAATAAACACTGGTAGGCTAAGCGTAGCCTACACACCATACTGATAAAAATTAAATAAGCAGTACCCGGTCACCGTGAGGTGGCTGGGTATTTTTATATTCACCCTCCCTATCCTATCTTTGCACAAGTTTAATGAAACAAAGATATGATTACAGTTATCCATCAACCCAGCTCGCCGGTATTTACCAGCGCCCTCGACACCTTCTCGTTCAAGATAGGCGGCGAGAATGCCACCGTCGCCATCTCGTGCGACGGTGAAGAACTGCTCAGCGAGACCTACTACCCTGTATCGGGCAACATCACCATCTACGACCTCGGTACCCTCATAGCCGATGCAGCCAGAAGAACCGTGGCTGCCACCTGCAAGATCAGCATCACGGAACATACGGGAGACAAGAATGTAGATACCTGGAGCAAGGAGTTCAGCGTATATTATGCCACCGTTGACGTGAACATGAGCTGCCAGGCATTCCTGGACACCTTCTTCCTCACCCTGCTCGACGGCACCAAGCTTACACAGCTGGGCCATCGGGAATACCTGCATGCAGCAGGCGAAGAGAGTAGCACGCCGGAGGTGGTTGCCAGCTACTACAACAGGGAGTCGGGCAGCATAAGCACCGCCACCATCGATGCCTCTGCTACCCCTACCCATACCGTGAACGGCATCACCACCTTTGACGTTTCGCCCGACAGATACTACGATGAAGCCAAGGGCAGCCTCTTTGCCTATACCGTGACCGTGGGCAGGCGAGTGCAGGAGTACCAGATAGACCATACCCGGGCAGTGGCCGACCCGGTGCTGCTCTTTACCAACTCGTTCGGATGCCAGGAGATTTTCTACTGTCTGGGCAGAAAGAAGATAGCCCCTACCTTCGAGCGCAAGCAGGCGGTAATCTCCGGCAGGAAAATCAACTATGCCGTGAAGGAGACCCGCTCCTTCGAGGGCGACACCGGCATCATTCCGCCATCCATGGCACACTTTGCCGAAGACCTGCTCAGAAGCGATGAGATCTATCTTTTCCGGGATTATACCAAGGACAAGGAAATCACCTTCACCGACTCGAAGAGCGAACGGACCAACGAGGAAGACGACATGGCGGAGTTCACCTTTACGTATCAGTATGCCCAGAGAGTGCAGAACGTGATCTTCAGGGATGTGGAGAACACGGGAGGCAGAATCTTTGATGACTCATTCGATGATACGTTCAACTAGAAGTTTCACCTTTATAATTTTGTCGCAGATATGAAAGAAAAGACACCCAGAGCCATCCATATCAACGAGCTGAGACGTGCGCTCGACATTTCGCGCATAGACCGCACGCCCGTGAACCTGGACTGCTGGAAGGCAGCCGACGGCTCCATCATCCAGTACCGGGGCTGGCTGGTGAAGAGCAGTTCCTGGCAGCAGGGAACCCACAACCTCTACAATCCGGTGAATCACCAGATACGCAAGGTGAGGGATATCTTCATCTTCAGATACAATGACCATCCAATATACTTATAATAATTATGGCAAGAAACAACAACAGCAACAACATAGACATCACCTATGCCACCATGGGCGAGGTGATGGATTATCAGACATCATCGCCCACGAGCGGTTTCACGGAGTCGTCCACCGTCTTCGATGATGACGGTACCACGCCTCTCGTCAGCGTGGAAGTCGGGGGAAAGGAATATACCTATGTACCCTTCGGCTACGAGAACCAGCTGCCCTACGAACTGATCAACAACATTGACAGGAGCAGCGTGATGGCTCAGAACAAACTCTTCAACGTGCTCACCTGCTACGGCATGGGCTTCCAGTACAACGACATCGAGACCAAGCTGCCTACGAAGGACAGGGAAGTGAACCTGTTCCGGATGCACAACTCGATGAGCCGCTTCTTCCTGGAGCAGATTACCGACATGAAGTATTTCTTCTTCTGCGTATCTGCCATCGTGCTCAACAAGAAGGGCGACAAGATTGTGGCGGTAAGACACAAGGAGGCGTGCTACTGCCGGTTTACCAAGAGCGTGAACGGACGCTCGGAATATGTGCTCTATGCCAACTGGAGAAATGCCACTGTGCCAGCCAACATAGAGGTGCTGCCGCTGCTCGACGAGCTGGATCCGCTGGGCGACCTGCAGAAGCGCATGGGGCTGGACGGCCAGAACGGCAAGGTGAAGGCAAGACAGTCGGGGCAACCGGGATGCAAGGACAGGGTCTTCGCCATCGTTACCCGCTTCCCTACCCCGGGCTGCCAGTACTATCCCGTGCCCTACTACTCCGCCATCTTCAGGGACAAATGGTATGACATCTCCCGTCTCATCGCCATCGGCAAGATGGCGAAGCTGAAGAACCACGCCACCATCCCCTACCTGGTAGAGATACACAACGACTACTGGCGCGGCATCTTCAAGGAGGAGCACATCACGAGTACGGAGGAACAGAAGAAGCGCAAGCTTGCCGAAAAGGAGAAGATACGCGACTTCATCTCGGGCATAGAGAACAGCGGCAAGCTCTGGATAGCGGGCTACTATACCACGCCCGACGGCAAGGAGGTGAAGATGGTGCGCATCACCCGCATCGACACCTCGAAGGATGGAGGCGACTACAGCGATGATATTGCGGAGAGTAACAACATGCAGTGCTATGCCGACAATATCCACCCCAACCTGGTGGGCGCCACTCCCGGCAAGAGCCAGAGCAACAATTCGGGTTCCGACAAGCGCGAGCTCTTCACGCTGAAGCAGAGCATAGAGAAGGCATTCCACGACCTGATGGAGACGGTTCACTGGGTGATCATCTACTTCAACCACTGGGAGGAGAAGGTTTATCCGGATGTGCCGCTCATCATACTCACCACCCTTGATGAGAACAAGGATGCCAAGAAAGTGTCTAACAATCCAAATTCAAAGACAGATGATTAATATTACCGCAGAACAGTTTGAGCAGCTCCTTCCATTCGTGGGGGCTGCCACGGAAGACGTCTTCACGAAGGCTCTGCCATCGATGGAGAACGTTTACTTCGACCTCGTGGCCACCGTCATCGGTTCCGACTTCGAGGATGCAGCCTGTGCTGAAGGCAGCGCTTTACTGGGCAATGTCCGCTCATACGTCATCCTGAAGGCATTCATCCTGCGTCTCCGTTCCAACGATCTCATCATGACCGACAACGGTTTCGGTATCGTTTCCAACGAAAACATATCGCCAGCATCCCAAGCCAGGGTGGATGCCCTGCTCAGGGAGCTGACCTACAAGCAGGACCAGCAGCTGCATGGCGTGCTGAACCGCCTGCGCACGGTGGAAGGCTGGAGCGAGACGGTGCAGGCATGCAACAACATCGCCTCTTTCTTCTGGTCGCCATTGACGCTGAGGGCTTACTCGAGTGTACGGGGGTTCGTCACCTTCGACGACCTGGCAGCCCACCGTAACGAGATAGGAATGGCAGAACTGGTGCTGCGCAAACAGTTCTCCGACTCGCTCATCGAGCAGCTGCTTGAGGAAGAGCGCAAGGCACAATATGAGCCATTCCATCGGCACGCCATCGTGAAAATGTGCCATTTCATCGGTGCTCACATTTCTACAAAAGAGGCTCCTGCCGACCCTCGATACAAGGATCTTGCCTATGCTGCAGCAGCCAACTTCATAGAGGAGAACATCGATAAATTCCCAAAATACAAGGATTCACCGGCCTACAAGGCCAATCACATGCAAGCGTATGAGAACAAAGCTGACGACCCGACCTTCTTCTTTGCAGGATGACGGAACACTGAACCTTCACGTTCCTCATTCCTGGAGTGAATTGACACAGGAACAGTTGCGCTATGCGCTCTTCCTGCTCACCCAGGGGTGGGAAGAGTGGCAGGTAAGAACTTATCTCTTTGCCCGGTTTGCCGGCATAGACGTACTCAACGAGAAGAAAGACGGATGGCTATGCGAGGTGGAGACGGATAAAGGCAAGAAGACAAGATTCTTCCTGGAGCTGTGGCAGATCCGAAGTTTCTGCGAGGCTTTCGACTATGTTTTCGATGGCAACGGGGCTGACAACAGACTCGAATCCATTGGTCTCTATAAGGCTGCAGATGTAGAACTCTACGATTATCCGTTCGAGTATTATCTGATAGCCGACAACTATTTCCAGCAGTACATGATGTCGGATAAGTCTAACGAAGAACCTCTCAAGGAACTGGCACGGTATCTCTATCTGGATGGCGAGGGCAAGAGTCCGGACCGCATCGAATGTACGGTACCAGAACTCATGGGCGTGTTTCTCTGGTATGTGCGGATAAAGCATAACTTTTCGGAAAAGTTTCCTCATCTCTTCAAGCCTGCAGCCGAAGGAAGTGAAGACTACGATATGGTAGGAGCGATGAATGCACAGATTCGGGCACTCACGGGAGGCGACATCACCAAGGAAGAGATTATCAGAAAAGCCGATGTGTGGCGGGCACTCACAGAACTGGATGCCAAGGCACGCGAGGCTGAAGAACTGAACAAAAGACTGAAAAAATCATGATTAAGACAGAAATCAACACCTCATCGGTACAGGTAGGCTTCGATGCCTTCTCTTACTTCAGAGATCTGGCAAAGCGCAATAAGCTCTGCAGTAATCTCGGTTTCATGCCTACCACCTGCTCCAGTCCGACGGCATTTGAGGGTATGCTGAGCAATATGTCGAAGAGCAGAAATTTCATCGTTATAGATGATACCAACGACGGTAACGTAGCCATCAATGGTGACGGCAGCTTCCGTAAGGTAGTTACCTATACGGTATGGATCCTGATGCGATATAAACTGAACGACATGAACGACCGGCAGGAAAAGCTGAACACTTGCAGAAAGATCTTCCGGCAGTTTCTGAGCCGTATCATCATCGACAAGATGAAGTGGGAAAGCGACTTTACCTATCTGCTGAGCGACCAGGTGGACAACCGGGAGATAGGTGCATATTTCATCAACGGGCTCACTGGCGTGGAATTTCACATCGACGTGAGCGAGCCATTAGACCTGGTATATGACAATGAAGAATGGAACGAATAACATCAAGACTCCCGTCTCTCAGGAAGATATCTATGCCTACGAGCGTGGATGGGCAGAAGAGATGGTGAAAATCTGGAAGGAGAAAATCATGCACTACCGCATCCGCCATACGGGTGCTCTCTTCAACAGCGTGCAGGCTACTTCCTTCGGAGGTTCCAGCCGCACGATTGCCCATAAGTTCCTGCTCTACGGCCTGTATCAGGAAGCGGGAACGGGCAACGGTTATTACCATGGCAATCCTGGAGATCTCCCGTTCCTGGATCCGAAATACCGTGCGCAGCATCATCTGGGCGAACCCAGACAGAGGCGTCCATGGTTCAACCGAAAGTATTATGCATCCATCATGAAGCTGAACGATATGGAGGGCTATTTCTATGGCGAGGAATACCAGGGTCTGATGGCAGACCTCTTCAAGCAGATGTTCGGCAAGATATGATGTATTTTTATATTGGGAAATATCTTTGTATTTTTGCTCAAAAATAAAAACAATGGCAGAAAAATTCGATATCAACAACCTCAGAGAAGCTTTCGAAGCGATACGCGACGAGAGAATCAAGCATGCCAATACGGCTACACGTATCGGTAATGCTTTTCTGTCCTTGCTGGATTATGCTGCCAATGCAGACGAAGACAAGCTCTCTGCTATCCATGACGACACGGCACGTGGACTCATCACCTTCCTGAAAGGCATCAAGATTGGCAAGGACTTCTCCTTCGACCATTCGGGAAATATCCACGCCCACTCACTGGCATTGGAGAATAATTTCAGGTTTGATGCTGATGGTAACATCATCGCCCATTCCATAGCATCGGAAAATGCGAATACTGACGAGGAAAAAGGGTTCATTATTGTCAGAAAGGATGAAACGGGTAAATATAAACTCTGTATAGATGAACTGTTGGCGTGGGGACTCGCTACAGTGAAGCAGCTTCACGTTAAAGGTGATTCCACCTTCGACGGCAACCTCTTCAGCAAGCAGTTTGTATCAGACTTCCTGACGGGTAAAGGATGGGGAATTTATAACAAGCCTATCATCAATGCGGCGGGAGTGCAGGATAACAAGTGGACGGGCGAGTTTGATAACGTTATTGTGCGTGGCTCGCTCCGTGTATATGAGATGATTATCTCTCAACTCCTGGGCGAGAATGACAACCGCATTTTTACTGCCATGTTAGAGGTCGATCACTATGACCCAGAAACTGGCAAGGTCTATCTTGACACACAGGACGGCAAGCTCTACAACCCTTTCCGCCGTAATGACATCATCATGGTACAGCAGTTTAATGGTATGCCAAACAGCAGTAATGACTACTACGTTACCAAAAGCTATGAGCTGCTTGTTACGGATGCAGGCTGCGGAAGCCTCGAAGATGGTGACAAGCGTTTGGACTGGGTGAAATTCGCCAACTTCACCTCTTCGATAGCGGGAGCAACTCCTGAAGCTCTCATCAGGAAGAAGGACACATTCGTGCGAGTGGATAACCTCAGCGACCCAGACCGCAAGGGTATCATGCAGATTATAACTGTAGGTACAGCTTCGCCTCACATGGATGTAGTCTATGGCTTGAAAACAGACCCAGAAGGAGCGTTGAAGGGCAGACTAGGTAACCTGGAAGGCATCGTGCATCCATGGTTCGGCAGACTACAGGGATTCGGTGAATATCTAAATAACCTCTATGCAGTAGGCGACCTGATTCTGCGCAGGACTGGCGAGAGCGTGGATACCAAGTTCCAGGTTCTTGTGAATATGTTTTCAAGTCGATTTGCCAAGACCAGCTATGAGCTGACCAATGGCAAAAACTATCTTGAGAATGGGCAATTCCTGGAGCAGGTGACAGATGCAGATAACACCATCATTAATGGCTGGGAGATTGATGCAGACGAGGAGACTATGTTGTGGGTAGATGCCAATGGTATGCCATTTTTGGTGAACGGATCACTATCAACTAGTGGTAACAGAAAGGTCTCCCTGGAGCAGTGCGATGGCAGGCAGATGCTTCGCATACAGAACTGCGGTCTCAGACAGAAGAATGCCATCATTAAGCAGCCTGGTACTCACAAGGAATATGTGAGGGGCAGTGGTGAGAAGAATGATGCAGGATTGTCTCAGACGGAGGCATCAACGATAGATGTACAGGATAAACTCTATGTAAATGTACGCCTCTATGCCAAGACCGCCGGTCAGCTTACCTATGGTTTCGAGGGCTGCAAGGCTGTGGAAGGCAAGTTGAACGAGCTGGCAGTCAAGACTGAAAACATCGCCTATTCGGGCGAATGGCAGACGGTAAGGATGGAAGGTAAATGGAACGGCTCTGGTGATTTCATCATCCGATATTCTGGCGATTGCTATATAGCATTGGTTACCATCACCGATGAGCCTCTCAGCGAGTTCAGCAAGACTGTGAGCACTCAGATTGTGCAGACCGCAGAGAATATCAAGCTGCTGGGTGAGAATATCAATAAGGTGAATGGCAAGACTACCAAGCTGGGAATTGAACTTGATGCAGAAAAGGGCGAAATCAGGCAGTATGTAGATCAGACGGATAAGAAGAATCGCGAAGATACATCTTCGCTGATTGTGCAGACATCGAGCAGCATCACATCATCGATGGACAAGAAGCTGAAGGATCAGTACGATACCGTTACAAGCGAGTATTCTTCATCCATCAGGCAGACTGCGGAGGGTATCAGGCAGTGGGTAGGTAGTCAAGACTACGCCAACAACACTACAGTATCCTCTAGCATCGAGCAGCTATCTGGCAGAATTACCAGTACTGTGGAAATGGTGGAAGCGAATGCTTCTAGCATTACTCAGATTCAGCAGGATATTGATTCCATCACACTGACAGTGGGCAAGGCTGCTACACAAGAGCAGCTGCAGGCAAACGTAGATACGCTCAATAAGAGTATCAGCAGTAATCTTGCATCTGCTAAAAGTTATGCAGATGGTGTTGGCAGCGGTATAAGAAGTGATTACTCCTCTACCATTACGACCGTTAAGCAACATAGCAGTGGATGGAGTGTAGCTGCCGGAGGATTCGATGCGAAAGGTAAGCTGAAATCATCTGCCGGTGCAGTATTGACAACAGAATTTGCTGGGCTCTTCGCAACAGCATTCACCAACAAAGGCGGTGTCGTAAAAAGTGAAATCAGTTCATTCATCACGAAGGATGCTGCTGGGAAAATGATATCCAATGCTAAGATTTCTGCTGATAACATAGTACTGAGCAGCGGAGGTTCCGCTGTAGAGAAGGCGATTGCCAATGCTAAGAATGCAGGAGAAACTGCGCAGAGAACGGCAAGCAATGCCGCTCAAGCTGCTAGTAATGCACAGAGTACAGCAAATACAGCAGTGAATAATGCGAAAGCTGCAAATGATGCGGCAGCTGCTGCGAAATCGTATGCCGCTACAGAAATCAAAGCGACGAATGGCAGCATTTCAGCATTAGCAGCTAAGGTTTCTTTTGATTCAAGTGGTAATATTACCAACATCAATAAAACTGGCCTTGTGCTTACAAGCACTTTCGCAGGCTTATTTACTAGTCAGGTAAGTGCAAAAGGACTTGTCAGCGAAGGACAGATGAATGTAGCCATCAGCAATGGAATCTCAGCAGCAACAATCCAAGCCGACAAGATAAATCTTACCGGTCATTGCATGAACTTCTCGGGCGGTCAGATTACCATCACAACTCCGAACTTTAAACTTGACTCAACTGGTAGTGTTTGGTGTCAGAATGGTACATTCAGCGGTACGGTTACAGGAGTACATGGAAGCTTTAAAACACTTGATTGTGTTGACAGCAACGGAAATGTAGTTGGTAATATACAGTTTGGTTCGGATGGCAGAATGTGGTTCTCGGGAGACATGTATCATCAAGGATATGATAGTGCCAAAAAACGTGGTTATCGCTTTTATGCGGCAGATATATGGTGCAGAGGTATGTTCGGACATCGGCAAAAGACAATGGCATGGGTTTTCGGCACACACATGAGGATATACACCAAGGATGCTGACAATAAAGAGAATACTGGGGTCTATGTTGCACTCGAAAGTGGTATGGTATCAGGAAGAAGATACTATAAAATACCTCTGTATGGTTTTGCTAGTTATGGAGACGCTTCAGGTATGGCGATTGATATGGTTGTCATTAATTGCAGTTCTGATTTCTATTACGTATTCGAGGGAATGGGTAACGGCAAGGAATGGCGAGTCATTAATGGTAATGATAGACAGACAATTCATTTTGCAGACATCGGTGGTTGGCATGAGTTGAAAGGTGGCGAAAGCCTGTCGTGCGCTTACGTAAATCCGAATTTCCTGAATCCGAAGCCAACCAGCCTTGGTGCCGGAGTCTTCTGGAGTGGTGAATTTGATTTGAACTGGTCTTGATTTTAATAACTTATATAATATTTATAATATGAAAACAGCAAAGCAGACGGTGACAACCGAATTTGAGCCGATTGAGCTCAACGAGAGTGTGAAAGTGAGTTTCGAGCGTAATGTCGCTGGAGATAAAACTATAATAAGAGGATATATCATCAGCAGTGAGAATGGTGAGTATCTTGGTAATATTAATGTAGAGAACGGCAATCTTGCGATCTCTATCAAAAGGGATATGGTTGATAAGGAGACGAGTGCGAAGATCCTTACCTCAATTCCTGAATGGATTGAGAGCATAGAAAGCGCAGAATAAGGAGGTGCCTATGAGTGATGCAAGTATTAACAGCAATCTTGAAGAGGCTTTCAAGAACTCAGACTGGTCAACAATCTGTGCTGCCTTGATGCCGCGCTTCAACGATTACCTAGCCAGACGTTCGAAGAATGTCTTCGAGTGTGAGCAGGTGAACTCCCTCGAGCACGTATTCACCGTACCAGCCCTCTACGATGACCAGGCAGGCACTCGAAAGCAGGTCATCGTTCCGATGAAGGTGTTCACCCGTGATATTGACGCAGAGCTGGAGAAAGCCAAAAAGGTGACCGAAGCTGCAAATACTGCAACAGAAAAGGCCAACACGGCTGCAGCAAATGCAGACAAGGCTAGGGAGGGGCTGGAGACTAAGAAGCAGGAGGTAGATAATGCCGTAGCTGAGAGTAAGACTGCAACCGAAGCAGCCAAGAAGGCTACTTCGGATACTTTGGCCAGCAAGACTGCAATCGAGAAAAATGAAAGTGGCAGACAGACAGCAGAGCAAACTAGGAAGGCACAGGAAGCCGCTAGACAAAAGTCTGAAACCTTACGTAGTTCAAATGAAACTTCACGGCAGAATCAGGAAGCCTCCAGAGTTAGCCAGGAGAAGAACAGACAATCAGCAGAAACTACACGAGGTGTCAACGAGACGACTCGGCAGAGTCAGGAATCAGCACGACAGAAGCAAGAAACTGCAAGAGCGGAAGCTGAGAATAAACGTCTAGCCGCAGAAAGCGGAAGGGTACTGGCTGAAAACAGCAGAGTATCTGCTGAAAACAAGCGTCAGTCTGATACCAATACTGCCATCATCAATTCTATGTTGCAGACAGACCTCGCTAAGGAAATGAACGATCATCCGCCCAAAATGGGAAGCAATGGCAACTGGTGGCAATGGGACCTCTCCAAGCATGAATATGTTGATACGGGTGTCATTGCCCGAGGCGGTGCTATGTATCCGTCATTCCGCCAGCATCGCAACAAGTTGTTGATGATAGATTACGGAAGCCATGTCGCAGAGCATGTTGTCAAGCGCAGAAACAAGTTAGTCATTAAAGTTTAATAAATATATGGCAGATAATACAAATATCATTGTCGTTGGTAATGTCGCCTTCACCGATCAAGGTACCTGGAAGTCGGACTACTCATATGAAGAGGATGGACTGACTGTTAGGGGCTACGATGAAGGGGATATAGTTCATACATCTACAGGAGTCTATGCGTCACTGGAGGATGGTAACACAACAACTCCTTCGGATACAAACACCAAATGGCGCAGATGGCTCGATAAGACACCAACCATCAAGGCACAGAGTGCAGCCGACGACGCCAACAAGGCAGCAAATCTCGCACAGAGTGCAGCAAATGCTGCCCAAGAGCAGGCTACTGCTGCAGCAGCACAGGCAGCACAGGCTGAGACAAAGGCTACTGAGGCAGATGCTGCCGCCAAACGAGCCGATGCCAAGATTGCACAAATGGATGGATTGGCAGGGCAAATAGCCTCAGGTTTCATTGCGCCATCGCGAATGTTCCTAGACTATCTCCCGGAAATCAGCCTACGCAATAAAGTGGCGCAGCGCATCGTTGCCAATCTCATACCGAACTACCTACCTCAGAGCGTGCTCTACCAGCGTGTAGATGGTGATTCGCTGCAGGTTGATCCGAGCGGCAACCTCACAGTCAAAGGCGTGGGAACTACTAAGTTCTGGATTATCCCTACCGCCAATACACCTCTTTGGAAGGAGGTGAGCATCACAGTCCGCCAGCCACGCCTTCGCCTGTCTGCATCAGGCAATCTGCGCAAGGTGGGAGCTTCATTACGCATTGTTTAATCGATTAAATATATTATTTTATGGCTTTAACATCAGAAGAAGAGACAAAGGTCAAGGCAATCATCGCTGCTTTCGATGGGGCTAAGCAGGTATCAGACCTCCCTGCTGCAGATATGACCGCAACAGACAAGCAAATTGAGGTCTATGACAAGAAATCGGGTACCGCGCAGCAGATGTCGCTCAAAGACGCTGTAGATATGGGGCAGAATCTCTGGTGCGGGCGTGTCTGGAATCTAGACAACGCAACCCCTCAGGCAGCAACCTATGTGGGATCGCTTGAGCTCTTGAGAGAGCTGCCAATTCAGCTTGGTCTCGGTTGCTACCTGGTCAAGAATGACCATAGCCGCCGAAAACTCGATTCCAAAGATCATCACAAATATGCCACAGGAGAGGCTGCAAAGCTAGACGGATCAGAGGGACATTACCAGTGGGGATGGAACCGCAAGTTCTATCTGGTTTTCAAGACTGTAGGCCGTCTGTTCTATATGATGGTGGGACTGACTCCTATCAAAGGCGAATACAACTACACAATCCCTATCGGCTCACGTTCTGCCTCTGGCCATGCCACTTTAGAGCGCAGCACAGGTCGTCTGGTCAGCTTTCTCAACACGGGAGCAGACTACCGTGGAGGCAACAATGATGCTAAGCTCGATGAGACAAACCGTTCCTTACTAGGTAAACCTGCCAGCAATCAGAATACTGAGTATTGGCGTGCTGCAGCCCGTAAAAACGGCACAGGCTGGCTCTGCTCTTCCATGCGTCACTTTGCCGTAACGGCTGCACTCTTCGGTGTTATCTTCGGTACCCACCAGGTTCAGGCTGCCGTCAATACAACAAAAGATGCCAATGGACTCTAGCAAGGAGGACTAGGTCCTGGCGTAACCCAGAAAGACTATAATTCGTGGTCAACATACAATGGTGTCCGTCCATTTATCCCTATGGATGCAGGTGTTGAACTAGGTGATAGCTGTGGAGAGACAACCGTAAATATTCTCAATGACGACGGAACAACCTGGTATGCAGCAAAGGTCAACTCTTTCTTCGGTCTTAAAAACTCTTACGGTCATCTCTGGTATCATATGGATGATGAGTTCGTAAGGGTCAACGAAGATACGACAGTCACCCACCTTGTAGCACCTTCCATCTATGGGTCATGGACAATCGGTAACGCCACAGGAATGAATGCATACAGCACATCCATCAAAAAAGGCGAAGGCTGGATAGCCAGACTGTCTATGGATAATCTGGAGAATTTCCCTACCGCCATCGGCGGTAGTCAGACCACATACTGGTGTGCATATTATTGGAATACGTCCGGCGCAACAAGCGGTTTCCGTCTCTGCCTTCGTGGTGGTGCTGTTAACAATGGTGGTCAATGCGGTCTTTCGGCGCTCGACGATAACGATGATGTCTCGCATGCCAGCGTGTACTGCGGCGCCGCTCTCTGCGAAGCAGTAGAGGAGTGGCCAGTCGAACCAGTGTACGTGGCGGCCTAAAGATTTCATGAGTTTGCTGGGTGTACATAAGATTACTGGGTGTACATAAGAGACCTGAGTACACACGGCGAAGCCGAAGCACCCAGCGAGCTCTGCTCGCTTCAATAACCGCCTTTGGCGGTCGGCGATAAAAAATTTTAGAAAAAAGTTCTTTGACATACTTCCATACCGATTATTTTTAGTATCTTTGCAGCGGTATTCATAATAATACCAGGTTGTGACCCTAGGTGCTGGTTTCCGTCTCTGCCTTCGTGGTGGTACTGTTAACAATGGTGGTCAATGCGGTCTTTCGACGCTCAACGATAACAATGATGTCTCGAATGCCAACGTGAACTACGGCGCCGCTCTCAACTTTAACATATCTCAATACGGGGTGTTTGCTCTCCGTTCGAGACAACAGGGTCAGACCTCGCCCCATGGCGAAACATACACATAGTTCATCTAGCTGGTAGATGATGACAATAGGGTCATCCGGTCGAAGGTTATAGGATAAAAAATAGCAGACAACAGACATTACACAGTTTCACACAATTACACAGACATTACACCGCTTATGAAAAGATTTGGTAACATTTCTCCACAAGTCGAGACAAATGACAACTTTCGTCGGGCTTTCTATAATTATGCCCGACAAAAGATGTCTCGCAGGGGTGTGCAGAAATTTGATGCCAATCTAGATCATAACATAGAGCGTATGCTTGAAGCATACGCAGCCCAGACATGGCATACTTCAGGGTATGTATCTAAGGATATCGAATACCCGAAGCATCGCCAGGTTAACAAGTTGCCAGTCATAGATCATGTCATGCAACACGCAGCCCTCAATCCTGTAGAGGATGATATACGTAACACCATCTACTACCATTGCCCTGCAGGCTCTAAGGGCAAGGGCACTCATTATTTCTACAATCTTATTAAGAGAGATATATTCAACTCTCCACAGCAAGATACATTTTATTGCCTTTCTATTGATATTCACCACTATTTTCAGTGTATAGATCACAACTTGCTCAAGAGTGAATATCGCCGCAAGATTAAAGACAGAAAGCTCCTCTCCTTTATAGATGAGGTAGTTGACTCGTTCAACCCAGGAATCGTACTTGGAGTAAAACTAGCCCAGCTACTGGGTCAGCTCTTTCTCGCCCGGTTCGACTATCTGGCACTCAGATGCTTCGATATCATCGACGACCCCGAAAAGTTCCACTATTGGCAAGCTCGCTATGTGAGCGACATGCTTGTTACCTGTCGCACTCAGCAACAGGCTCAACTACTATGTGGGGGGGTCAGCTTTCTTAATGAGCGTTTTGAAAAGTTCTGCCGTCATGGGCTCCATCATTATTATCGTTTCATGGACAACATCTATATTCTCCATGAAGACAAAGTTTTCCTGCGTCTGATGGCGGAGTTAGCCGTCATGCACCTAGCTCGTGATTGGCATCTCTCTATTAACAAGTCGTGGGGAATCCATCGAACTTGCGATGGTATAGATTTTTGTGGACAGGTCATCTATGCCGACCATGCGCTCTTGCGAAAACGGTTTAAACATGATCTCTGCAAGCAGGTGGCTAATCTTCGCAAACATGGGTTTACACAGAGACAAATAGAACTCAAGGCAGCTTCACGCCTTGGGTTAGGAATTCACGCCAATTCAAAAAACTTATATAAAAAAATCGGTATGGAAAGATTCGGAAAACTCGTTAAGGCTCGCAAATCTCGTGTGCCTTTCGAGGGAATGGAAAAATCACAGCAGCAATCCATCGAGGACATTATCTGCCGTGAGGGTCAGGATGAGAACAAATTTCTCATCCAGGTGATTGATTATAAGGTTGACGACTCAGTCATAGAAAAAGAGGTCGTACAGGTAGAAGAGACCGCTGCCGATGGCAGCACTCATATGGTCAGCAAAGAGATACCTAAGAAGCGTCTATCACTTCGCTATCGTATCATCGACCATTTTGAGGGAGAGAGCGAGGTCTGGCAAGCGGTAGAGCACTATCTATATACAGGTTCCAAGATTCTCATAGATCAAGCCCTAAATGACTTCTGTCGTGATGAACTTCCATTCTCCACCGTGGTCGCAGAACTTCACAACAAGTTTAAAAAGAAGTTCTATAAATTCACTTAACGATGAAAAAGGTATATTTATCTCGCAAGAATTTCGTCAAATTTGACGATGAACATTTCCTGCTCTACATTGGTGAGCAAAAAGTAGAAAACTATCATCCAGAGACTTCTGGTACTTCAGATACAGAAGCTGAAGCTTCCGAATCCGAGGGTATAACCGCCTTCAGTTACGATGGCGATGAAGCAGATGGATCGACCAAGATTCAGGCTAAGTCTGCTACTTACGATGATTTCACGGCAGGTTTGGTACGCACCAAATACAGCCAGAATCAGGTAGAGGCAATCTTGGCCAATCGAGGAGATGGAGATAAGAGCCACGAAGCAGAGTTCGATGCTTATCAGGCCTGGAGAATACAAGCCAAGCAGATAGCCCAAGAAGTTCTTGCAAGAGAACTCTAAACGTATCATAATACGAGATCGTCTGGGGCGGTCTCGTATTTTTATTAATCCCCTACCCTATGTATCTTTGCAGTGAATTAAAAAGATACATTATCATGCAGAAGAATACAAAAGAATGGATTCAGTACGGGTCGGCTGTAGTATCACTACTCCTCGCTATCATACTGGTTTATATTAGTTACTTCACATCGCAATCTCGTGACGTGACAGACAACGTGCTCTGGTATTTTGCCCAGACACTTATGTACGCAGGCTCCATCTTCGGAGTTGGCATCGCCATCGACGCGAAATTCGCCGACTTTAAAGACAAATTTTTAAATCACAATAAAAATGAGACAGATTAAACGTATTTTCGTTCACTGCACAGCAGGTTCGCAGAAGCAGACTATCGATGACCTCAAGGCTGAGTTCCGCCGGAAAGGATGGAAGAATCCTGGTTATCACTATGTCATCACCACGAATGGCGGTACCCACCAGCTTCTCGCCATCGAGGAGGTAAGCAATGGAGTGCAAGGCTACAACTCCACAGCTATCAATGTGGCTTATATGGGCGGCATCGATGCCAATGGCAAACCTATAGATAACCGGACACCGGAACAGAAGGATGCACTGACCCTCCTGCTGCATAAGCTTAAACAGATGTTCCCTGATGCAAAGATTATGGGACATCGGGATATTTGGGGCACAGATAAGTCAAAATGGAAAAAGATGTGTCCTTGTTTTAACGCCATCGAGGAATATAAAGATATCGCATAACAATGAAAAATCAAAGAACCATTATCATGTTTCTGGCAGCCCTGTTCATCATAACAGCGGCTGCCTTTATCCGATCAGCTTACAAGAACGGAGAACTACAAGAAGAGATCGAACGGCAGAAAGGAAACATGGCAAGCATCAGCTATGATATCCAGTACGATAAATTGGGTGACACTCTTCCAGTAGCGCAGAACACAGCCATACAAGCTAAGTATAAAGAACTGCAGCAGCTGCACCTGGCAGATACCAAGCTGATCAAGGAACTCAAGGTAAAGCTCAAGGATGCTAAAGCCATCCATACCCTATCCTCCTCTACTACAGATACGGTAAGAATAGAACCTGTACCCAATACTGTGGATTCCGTATTTTCGTACCAGGATAAATGGCTATCACTGCATATAGACATCCCTGGCAGGTTATGCCAGTACTCCAGCCGTGATAGTCTCATCACCATCGTGAGTAGAACCTACAAGCACAAGTTTCTGTGGTGGCGCTGGGGGACAAAAGGATATAAGGTTCAAATCGTCAACTTCAACCCTCATTCCAGGATTAACTACTCGAGATACATAGATGTAGTTAAATAACAAGGTTAAAGCAAAGATTTAACATGAAAAACTTGCATATTTCAAAGATTATTATTATATTTGCAACAAAGATAATAACAAACTTTAGAATTATGTTAGGTATATCGATTTTTGCAGTAATCATGACTTATGTCACATTCGGCATTTTTCATGCTCTCGACAAGATGGGCAAGCACATTTCCTCTTACTCTGACAAGAGTATAGAAGATGCACCAAAGCTCACCATAGAGGATATGTATAGCCCTAACAATAAATTGTCTTCATTCTTCAAAATGGGCAATTCATATTCTATTCTGGTGTCAAATCACATTATCGATAAGGAGGAATTTGTGTTTGCCGACAATACTATCAATTTAAGAAACAAAGTTGCTAGGGTTCTCAGAAACTATGCAGCCCTAGAGAAAGAGAAGAACAAAGATATAGTAATTCTTTGATATATATGTCCCTCGAATGCTTCCACGTTTGAGGGCTTTTTTATGGTATTTTTATAGTTCTCTTGTCATTCTTATCTTTGCGCAGAACTATAAAAATATTATTTATGGCAAACAATACACAAACATTTGTAGGTCGTGTTTTGCTTGATGACAAACAAGCAAAACAGACTATCGCATTGCTCGAAAAGCAGCTCGAGCAAGTTAAGCAAAAAAAGGCTGATACTTTCAATAAAGGAGGTGATACCCGAGCATTCGACAAAGAAATAAATCGAATAAATGCGTCACTCAAAACATTGCGAACCAACCAGGAACAGGTGAATAAAACGTTCAATAATCTTTCCTCTGCATCATACAAAGAACTATCTGCCACAATGAAGGCTGTTCAAAAGCAGCTACGTTCGGGAGCTGTTGAGCGAAATTCCGAGGAATGGAAAAGACTTCAGAAAAAACTTAAAGAAGTTAAGTCAGAAATGGCTGCTATTAACAATGAGTCAAAAGAATCCATTGGGGTGTGGGGAAGGTTGAGAAATACACTTAACACAAACTGGGGCGCAATTACTCAGATTATCATTGGTTATAATACGCTTCGAGATACCATCCGAAAATGCGCCCAAGCCTATGCCGATATGGAGGAATCCATGGCAAACGTCCGCAAATATACAGGTCAGACCGATGAAGAAGTTCACCGGATGAACGAAGACTTCAAGCGAATGGACACCCGTACGGCTCGTGAGCAGCTCAATGAACTGGCTGGTTCTGCCGGTCGCCTGGGCATCACCAGCAAGGATATGATTGAAGAGTTTGTTGATGGAGCCGACAAGATTAACGTTGCGCTAGGCGATGACTTGGGAGAAGGAGCGGTCGACAAGATTGGCAAACTTGCTCAGATGTTCGGGGAAGATAAGACCAAAGGACTCCGTGGTGCAATGCTCGCCACTGGTTCTGCCGTCAACGAACTTGCACAGAATTCATCAGCCAATGCCGGATATATAGTCGATTTCACCGCCGATCTTTCCGGTGTAGGCATCCAGGCAGGCATGACTCAAGCACAACTGATGGGTCTCGCTTCTGCACTCGATCAGAATATGCAGGAAGAGGCAACCTCTGCTACTGTGTTCTCTCAGCTTATAACCAAGATGTATCAGGAACCGGCTAAATTCGCAAAGATTGCCGGTGTAGAAGTCACGAAGTTCTCAAACTTGATGAAGACCAATGCAAATGAGGGATTGATGACATTTCTTTCTGCCATGAAGTCTAGAGGTGGGTTTGCTGAAATGGCTCCTATGTTTGAAGAGATGCAGCTGAATGGTACTCGTGCCGTTGGCGTTCTCTCTGCAGTAGCTTCACACCTGGACCAGGTAAGAACTGCCCAGGATCTCGCTACCCAGTCATACACTTCAGGCACAAGTGTCATCAATGAGTTCAATGTCCAGAACAATACTGTGCAAGCCCAGCTGGATAAGGCAAAGAAACGTTTTGAAGACCTCACTGTAGAACTGGGTGAACAGCTCATCCCAGTAACCAGATATGCCATCTCTACCCTGAGCATAGGCATACATGTGTTATCAACATTGATAACTTTTACGGTCACCCACGTCAAACAGCTCACAATAATAGGTTCCGCCATCGCTGTCTGCACGGCTCTTTGGTATAAGGAAACTATCGCCATCAAGCTGAGAACAGCAGCTACTACATACGCAGCTGCCATAGACAAAGCATATATAGCTACAACAACCCTTCTGCGTGCTGCCATGGTAGCCCTGCAGGCTACATGGGCGTATTTAACAAAGGGCGTGCAAGGCTATATCGTTGTAATGAGGGCAGCCCGCTTAGCCAGTCTTACTAATCCATGGGCCGCACTCGCCACCGTTCTTACGGTGGTAGGAGTTGCGGTTTATGGAGCTGTTAAAGCTTTTACTTCGTATAATGAAGCTATGCGTAACAGTACACAAGAAGCAGAGAACAACAGGGCGGTTGCGGAAGCACAGGCAAGTCTCGCCAAGAAGGTATCTGATGCAACTCTTGATGAACGCAACAAAGTGGATATGCTTAACAAAGTTATCCATTCCAACGCCTACACCGTAGATGAGCGCAGACAAGCTATCGCAGCCATGCAGAAACTGGTTCCAGAGTATCATGCTTCCATATCCAAGGAAGGAGAGCTGTATAATGACAACCAGATTGCAATCCAGAACTATATCAAAGAACTGGAGAACGCGGCGATGGCAGAAGCTATATATGAGCGCAAGGTTGAAATCAACAAAAAGAAACTGGAGCTGAAATTTAAAGAAAGTAAAATACGCCACTCTCTTAAAGCAGTTGATGCCGAACGTAAGTCACATCCTGAACAATATGAAAGCGAAGCTGTAGCAGATGCATTTACCGGACAGCTCATTGAACAGAATGATGCATTAAAGAGTAATGAGAAGCAGAAGGAGATTCATACACGGAGACTCAAGGAAAACCTGAGACTGCAACAGAAACTCAATGCCGAAGAGACCTACCATAATGCAGTACTCAGAAAGAATGCACACCTTCAGAAACTATATAAAAAGAAAGAGAAGAGGAGTCTCCAAGGCGAAAGCACAGGAACGAACAGTACAACGGACTCTACCGGTCATTACACAACAGAGAAGGAGCGTAAAGCAGCCGAAAAGGAGCGAAAGAAGCGTGAAGCTGCTGCACGTAAAGCAGAAATCAAGCGAAAGGCAGACCTCAAAAAAGAGCTGGATGATGCCAAGAAAAGTACCGAGGCTCAGCAGCTGGAAGCCACTACCCTCTACTCTACCGGTCAGATTCGCCTGGCAGAATACAACGACCGCATGGCGAAGATTAAGGAGCAGGGACTTCAGCAGCGCATAGACATCCTTCGCAAATACGGAGAGGCTGAGAGTGAGGAGTACAAGCGTCTGAATGCCCAAAAAGAGAAGATCTCTGCCGATTATGAGCGCAAGCAGACGCAAGACCTTCAGGACCTGAAGTACGACCGGCAAGTGGCAGAACAGGCCATCACTGCCGAATATTACAATAAGGACTCCGATCTCTATCATAACGAGAGTGCTATCAATGAGGCACTTTTTCAACTCGACCAGACATTCCTCAAGGAAAAGCAGGCTCTCTATTTGAAGACCTCTGACGAGTACTGGCAGATAGCCCGAGAGATTGAGCGCAACGAGCGGCAGCACCAGTATGACCGCCAAAAGCAATACGATGACACGCTGATGCAGCTCAAGCAGGAGTATCTCACCCTCGGTAATGAACAGCAGATGCAGCTGGAGCTTGCAGGACTGGATGAGGTTCACAAGGCCAAATTGGTAAGCGAGGAAGAATATCAGCGCATGAAGATGGGTATCGCCAACAAGTATGCATCATACAAGCCGGACGCTAAAGACCAGGCAAAAGACGATGCAAACACCGCTCTCGATACCGCCAAGAAGATGACCAGACAGAGCGATGACCATAGCGGTTCGCTCGGATCTGATAATCTTGCCACCATTACCGGAGGCGCCATTGCTGCCATCCAGCAGCAGAAGATGGTTAATGATAATCTTCAGAAGCTTCGAGAAGAGGATAAGATCAGCGAACAGGCATACCAGGATGCCAAGAAACTGATGAATCAAGAGACCTATAAGAATATTGCAGCCATAGCTGGTGCAGCCTTCAGTAGTATCAGCAGTATGATGGGAGCAGCTTCAGCCTACTCTCAGGCATGTTCCGACCTGGAGGTAGCCAAGATTCAGGCGAACTACGACAAGCAGATTTCTGCGGCCGGCAATAATTCTGCCAAGAAGAAGCGACTCGAAGCGAAACGAGACAAGGAGATTTCTGCGGCAAAGACTAAAGCTAACAAGAAAGCGATGAAAATAGAGATTGCTCAGGCAGTCGCTTCTACCGCTATGTCGGCTATCAATGCCTACTCTTCAGCTGCAGCAATCCCTACAGTGGGCTACATCATCGCCCCTATAGCCGCCGGACTCGCTACTGCTGCAGGTATGCTTCAGATTGCCACAATAAAAAAACAGCATCAGGCAGAGGCAGCAGGATATTATGAGGGCGGTTTCACTGGTCCCGGTCATTGGAAGAAAGAAGCTGGCGTGGTTCATGCAGGCGAGTTCGTGGCGAATCATAACGCTGTGAATAATCCTCAGCTCCTTCCTGCCCTTCGGCTCATCGATGCAGCACAGCGCAATAATACCGTGGCATCGCTCACAGCCCAAGACGTAAGTCGTGCAATGGGAACTGGCAGCGCTGCCGTTGTTGCACCTGTTGTCAATGTTAATGCAGACAACGAACAGGTAGGTGCATCTCTCGATAACGTGAGTTCAACCATTGAAAGGCTCAATGAACAGCTCAACCTGGGCATCAAATCATACGTGGTCATTACGGGTCCAGATGGTTTCGACCGCAAATGGAGTCAATACAAGAAAATGAAATCAAACAAATAGTCTATGATTACATGTGTTATTAATGGTATGGCAGCCTATCCGGCTGCCAGCCAATCCATCAAGTTAACATACGCCAACCAGTACGTCACGGACGATGGAGAATATTCATACGACATTAACTTCCCGATGTCGATTATGGATAACCGTAGAGTTTTCCACAATGTGAGCCGCTTCGATGTATCTAAGGTTACCCAGAAGTTTGATGACTGCAAACTGTACGTGAGCGGTCGTTTGATTCTATCGGGTGTAGGAACCATCATCAGCGTAACGGAGGCTGAAATAAAACTGCAGATTGTGGGCGGAAAATCCCGCATCAAGTATAATGACAGGATGACCAAGCATTATATCGATGAAATCGCAACATTTGGCACAGCTGACAAACCTGGTTATACTGTCGACAAGGGCTGGTCTCAGGGATTTAAAAACCTTCAAAAGATCAATGACATCTATAGACTTGATGAAGATAAGTCGAAGTTCCTGGGAGTAGAAGGTAAATGGTGTTTCGTACCTGTACGGGACGAAACAAATGATATGATTGCTAATTTTGTTGGAGTGGATAAAACTAAGCAGTTCATCGGCTACAATGCGCCATTTATCATGAACTTGGCTGTTCAGCCCAACCTGATGTACATATTTCGCAAGGTGGTGGAGTACGAAGGATATACGCTCAAGCGCAATGACTTTGACTGCAAACCATGGAATCTCCTGTATATTGCTTCAGCTTACAAGACCAGAGAACTCCGTAAAGCACTACCTCATTGGTCAAGCTATACCTTTATAGAGGAATTCCGCAAGCTGTTCAATGCCACCATCGTCTTTGATGATATCAGGAAGACCTGCTCTGTTATCAATGCATCAGAACTGACAACCGCAGATTCTGTAGAGATCGAGCCTTTGGATGAATACACTACGGATTACGATGAAGATGGATCCTTATCCACGTCATCTACAGCAAACCTGGAATATAATCTTGGAGATTCTGCCAATAGAGACAACTACGAAGTTATCTCGAAAAAGGTTTTCAATAGTTTTGAGAGTTTTCATAGCGAAGAGATAAGTCTAGATAATCAATTTGTCTCAACCACAATGTTGTGGTCTGAAAAAAAGAAAAGGCAGACCATTATCGAGAATTTCGGCGACTACTACATATATGTGGAAGATGAAAACGGGAAGAAAAGCTGGGAGCTTTCTGGCATCTGGTCACCGCTCATCAGGGACAAATCTTCTGAAGACTATGTTGATCTGAACATTTCCCCTGCAGCGCAAGTCGTCGAAGATATCAATTTCAAGACGGGATTACTTGAGGATAAATACTACGAGAAGCGATGTCTTCTATCAATTCCAAATAACAAAGAACCGGATTCCAAGGATTGTGATATTGATGAAGACGGATACAGCTATACGTCGGTGCAAGATGCACTTGACGATGAATCCATGCTAGATACCACAGAAGATGAACAGGAGTGCATGAATATATTCTTCATCCTTCCTGGCAGAGTACAAATTGGAGGCCCAAACACAACAAGCCTCTCTTGGGTTGGTAATAAATCCAGATGGCCACAGTTCTTGACCGACTATCGCATCAATGAAGACTACAGATACAGCGGCATTGCAGACATCTTCTATGACTTCTATTCGCTATCACTCCGCAAGAAAAGAGAAATAGGTGCGACTTGCCTGGGAAGCCTACATGATAACGGTCTCAAGATCGACAACAAGAACTGTCTCCAGGTTAAGTTCAAAAGCGAAGTCATCCCTGACCCTTCCAACACCTACATCATACATAACAAGAAATATGTATGCGAAAAAATCGAGTTGGAAGTCAAGGATGACCAGATAGAGCCAATCTTCATTGGCTACTTTTACATGATGTCGTAATCTTCGAGGAGACTAAAGCCCACCTTTAAAGTGCTTAGTCTCCTCGTTTACTTTCATCTGATTCTTGATATAGCGATTAGTCACCGATATATCAGAGTGTCGTGCCTGCTCCTTAGCAACAACTATACCTTGAGCATTGGCCAAGTCTCTAATGCCGGTATCTTTCAGACTGTAGAACTGATACTCCTTAGGAAAGCCTATGGCATCACGCATCTTGCCCCACTCTACTCGCAACTGATTATAAGCCGCTCTCTTTTCACCAGGTTTCAGACTCTTTCCGAAAATGTAGCAATGGCTAGGATGCTCGAAGATCTTCAGTTCTATCATCAGCTTCAGGATTTCATCGTTAAGGGCAACCATTCCGTCCTTGCGGTTCTTACTGATGGCAGAACTGATAAAGACAGTCTGATTCTTGATAGATACATCTCCGATCTTTATCTGGGTCAACTCATTCGGACGGATGAAAGTATAATACTCAAAGAGACAAGCCAGAAGGAAATGTTTGTCATGAGTATAGAGATAATCCTTCATCTTCTTGAGAGCTCCAGGAGTCAATGGATTCCGGAACTTCTCTGTTTGCGCAATATTGCGAATATCGATGGCAGGATTCTCGGAAATATACTTTCGATCCATCAGCCAAGTACCGAACGAGACAAACCAGGAACGATAGTTATTCCTGGTTGTAGCTGATACATCACGATCATACATCAGATGATCCAGGAAGTCAATGGCAAAGGCTCGGTCTATCTGATAAGCATATTTGATACTCCTACACTCCTCTATGAAGGTTTCGAGCATCTTGAGGCGGCTGAGATAGTCAATAGAGGTCTTTTCCTTCATCGACTTTTTATTAGTCATTGACTTAATATAATCTCTATATCTACTAAAAATTATTGGTATTTCCGTAAATTGGCGCGACTGGTCAGCATTCACCCATGGGTTCCATCCTGCTGTCAATTTCGCAGTAATATTGTGAATAAGAAGACTGCCCATCATACGCTTTTTATGATCAGACTTATACTTGTTGAGCATATACTTCTTGCGCTTCATTACACCGGAAACAGGGTCACGAGCATAAAAGTCAACATACCAGTACCCGCCCTTGGTATGCAACACAGGAAGCGTGAATCCTACTATTTCACGCGAACTCAAAAAATCGATTTCTTTTGCATTCATTTTTTTTCATTGTCCGTTTTACTGGCCAATGATATTAAACATCTGCTAAATCTAAAAAGTCCCGTTTCTAAAACGGAAAATCGGATAAGAATGTTGAAACCAACTTCTTACCCGATCATTGTTGCGGCGGCAGGACTCGAACATGCGACCTCCAGGTTATGAGCCTGGCGAGCTACCAACTGCTCCACACCGCGATATTATCAACTCATTTCTGAATTGCGAGTGCAAAGGTACTACTTTTTTTGTTAACCACCAAACATTTCTAGCAAAAAGTTATCTTTTTAACGCGTTTTTAACATTTAAAGGCAAAAAAGTGTGTTTTGGCAGATAAAAATAGAGAAAAAGTATGATAAAAAGCAGAAACTGGAATAAAAGTGGGAAAAGAGTATGAGTATAGGGAACAAACAAAAATCCGATCCATCCTGGAAGGATAGATCGGACATATCAAAAATCAATTACTTTTTCAAAAGATTCATGACCTTCTCAAAATAGCGCTGTGTTCTCTTCACACTATAATGGTTTCCACCATTCCAAGCACGAATTGCGTGCTCGATGCTATTCAGAGGATTGTGGACAGACTGAATCAGGAGGAACATCTCCTTAGACTTTGCAATGCTGAATCTATCAGACAATGTGAAACGCTTCTTGCTCTTGCGTCTCTTTAAAATGTCATTACACTCTGCCACTAAGATAGGAGTAATCTGCATAACACCAACAGAACTTCCACTCTTTGCTTTGGGGTTACCCTCACTCTCTACCTGGATAATCGCTTCCATCACTGGAGTCCAATCGAAATCATCAGTAGAGGATACATTTACATTCGTATCAGCCGACGCTGTACTTACCTTCATCATCAGCATCAAGATGCTGACTAATACCATTGTTATTCTCTTCATATTTTTTGTTTTATGGAACCTGAAAAGCTGAACTACAACATCAGTGATTTCGCGGTGGCAACTTGTGAGAAAAAGATAGGCTGCTCACCTCAGTTCCGTTAGATACCTTAACGGATACCAGCATACACAAAACAGATATATGGATGATATCCTTATTCTTATCGTTTGCAAAGATACAAAAAAAAATCGAGATATGCAAGTAATAGGCTGATTATCAGCGCTTTTTTAATGTTTTAAACACTTTATAACATAGATTCTTGACGTATATCAAACAAAAAAGCCTCAGAAATCTTTCGAAATCTGAGGCTCTGATAAAAGAAGGCGGCTACCTACTCTCCCGCATTGCATTGCAGTACCATCGGCG